TGGCCATATTTAATTTCAATAACTTTTCTTCACTTGTATTCACGCCTAGTGCATGAAGCCATTTCTCATCTAGCGCATTCTCTGTATCAATTAAAATAACATAAATACCTAGATCTTGGGCGTTCTTTACAATATTACCGGATACCACCAAACTCTTACCGGCCGCTGGCGCCCCACAAAATGCGGTTATCTTACCGAGCGGAATACCTTTTGTAAAATCCCCACTAATTAAATAATTTAAGCAATAGTTGCCGGTGCTAATCCATGTTTTCGGATCCCGGAAACCCACCGATATTCCATCAATACTCTTGGTGATTCCTTTTCTAAAACGACTTACATCAAATGGTTTTCCCACCTTTCTTCTCCTATTGTTTAATGTCCAAAATTGTCTAAAGAAACAAAGAATCGTTTCCAAAATGGAACCATTACACGGCGAATTGATTTCTTATATTCTTCACTGCGCCAATAATGTTCATCATACCCGCGCATCAACGCCGAACAGAACCATGTGGTCATAGTGTCTTCGTCTGTAGCAATACTTGGATTATTCTTGATATGTTCGACGAACTCGTGAGCCCATTCCCTGCCGTCAAATGATTTATAGATCTCCGCATCTGATTTTATATTACCCCCGCTGTGGTTTAGTATTGGCTCCAGCATATCCTTCTTCGCATTGTGGTTGGCTGAGTTCCTTATAGTGTCCAATACGATTTTGAAAAATCTCAACGATACTAATCAAGTCTTCTAACCGATCATACGTGCGATACAGTGTACTGAAAATATCTTCTGGCGGCGCGTCCGAAAGTTTAGTAATCCCTTCACATTTCTTCTGATCACGCTGATCCTCGAACAATTCTAATAGGGTATTCAACCGGTTATTGAGGGTTTTGCTGTGTGATTCTACATTGTGGGATAGAGTTAGCAGCGTCATCCCGTTTGGTGGTAATGAAACATCTTCATTTCTTGACATGGTTCTCCTTTTATTCTGCTTCGAAAAACGCTTGCACGATAGCAGAGAAAATATAATCTTTCATTCTTTGCTCGAATGGCAATTCTTCATAGGGAACACAACACGGATGTTCCTTCTTCTCTGGGGACTTAACCGGACCGTAGACCCAGCCGTTCTCTGTCTTCTCTTTCATCCAATTATCGTGGGAAGCTGACGCTTTTGGTTTCTTTCCAGCAGCTAAATGCGTAAGATGAAATTGAACTCCATTAATAGCGGATGTTTTTTGCCATTCAGGGGAATCTTCCCATTTTGGCTGAGAATAGTCTCCTAGGGTTTGGCAAAATGCCCGGTTTGCTTCATGACAAACCTTCGCAATGTTTTCGGGTTGTAATTTACTCATAATTATCCTTCTGATTAAAAGAAGGGGAAGTATCTCTACTTCCCCGATATTAGATTATTCGGTTTTCTTACCACGAGCACGGATGATATCCATGATTTCTTTCGTGGTTGCTTTTTGCGCGGGCGCATCAATTGGATTGGTTTCAGTTGTAACTTCAATCTTCTCTTGCTTTGGCTTTGTTTCAAATTCAGCAATCTGCTTCTTAGTGGCATCACCAGAGTCAGAAGTTGTTTCAGTCTTTTCTTCAGACCTTAGCCCGATTGGGCGATAATAATTACCCCAGCGTTCTCTATCATATGCTTCACCATCGACTGAGGCTTCGAACATCTCTTTAATAATCTCCAATTCTTTTGCGTCGGGCTTCTTGCCCATAAATTCGCTAAGATTAGTGAGACCATACTGTTCAATTGCTGCACGTTCTACCGAAGTTAAAGCCGATTCATTTCGTGCATACTTAGAAGTGCCGTAATCAGCATAGGTCCCCTTCATTGTAGATAAAATCTTGAAATCCGTGCCATGATCATAATCGCTTGGAATGTTCACCATTTCCACATCCATCAATCCGGACTTTACCAGATTGTATAGTTGCTTATTCAGTGTGAAACGACGAATTGGATTTTCCGGCGTATTATCTTCAGTGAGGCCATTTTCACGTACAAACCCCTGCATAATAAACGTTGGTTTCTTCCAATAAGAATTGGCTTGTGTTTTTAATGCGTCGTCTCCGGTCTTCTCTGCTACTTTATACCATGAACGAACTTCACTAAGGATTGGGCATCCTTGCGGATACAATTCCTTACCAAACATTTCAACGCATGGAACATAGACCTTAACTTCCTTTTGTTCTCCGTTTTTGACACCGTTAAACTTTAAATGAATTTGTTGCTTTTCCACCCAGAAAAAGGTGTTGGTGGGATCTCCATCTGGAAGAAAACGAAGCGTGGATTGCCCTCCATTTTTCATATTCCAAAATGCAAATACGGT